TGTTTAACGCTATAAAAGCGGTATGTGAAGACTATAAAAAAGAGCAGCAGATAGATAAAGAGCTTATTCTTTTGGAACAGTTTGGTGTTCACAGATATCGTTCTGGAAAGTTTATGGGAGTCCATCATGATTCTCAAGAGGGCGACACACGCTTACTCTACTCTCTAGTTGTTTGGCCAAATGATGATTACGAAGGCGGCGAGCTTTCTTTTTCCATTAAAAATGGTGTACTGACTGGTACAGAAAGTGCTCTTTTTGGAGACATTGATGATCCTAGAAATGAAGGACAATATGATTTTTTCATTAAGCCTGAAGCTGGAAGCATTGTAATATTCCCTTCACCATCTCCATTTAGCCATACTGCACATGAGGTAAAGTCTGGATGGAAATACATGTTGCCAATGTTTTGGATAGACCCATCTGGAGAAGATGTTCTTTTTAAGCAAGACCCAGACTTTAAGCTGGAATTTGTGTATCCAGATAAAGAGGATCTGTTTAAATGATTGACAATGGTATAATTAGAGATAAATTAGAAGGAGCACCAATGATATCCGAAAAATTGCATGAAAAGGTTTACTACTACAAGAATGTTGTTTCTGACCCAAAGCATCTAGTTAGTTTGATTGAAAGAACAGACTCTGAAAATTATTCAAAATTTGTTACCCCTTGGGAAGAGTGGGGTGCTTGCAGTGGAGAAATGTATATCTATGGAAAGCACAAAAGAATTAAATACCTAAAGCTAGATGAACTTTTAGAAAAATGTCCAAAAGATATTTTGGGGGATGCCGAGTATATTTTTACTGAAATTTTTGACGGAATGAAAAAGGTTTGTTTGGATTATGCAGAGAAGGTGGATGAAAAGTCCAAGCTAATTTTAATGACAGATACTGCTATTAAGCGTTACGAGACTGGTACCTTTATGGGCTCTCATTTTGATCAGCAAGAAGGAGACAAGAGACTAAAGTATTCTTTAGTCATGTACCTTAATGATGACTACGAGGGCGGAGAGCTTTCATTTAGTATTAGAGACGGAGTTCTTACTTCAACCGACTATGCAGCCTCAGAAGATATTGAAGATGATAGAAACAAAGAAAGAATTACTTTTTCAATAAAGCCAGAGGCGGGAAGCGTAATAATATTCCCATCAGAACCACCATATAGTCATACAGCACATCTAGTAAAAAGCGGATTCAAATACATGGTTCCGTCATTTTGGTTGAATAAAGGCTCATTTATTGACGGAGTCTTTGTCGCAGAATAAAGGATTTTAAAATGGCAATGTATGTTTTTCAAGAGTTAGCTCCAAAAGTTTTTTACTTTACTTATTGTCTTCAAGAGATTGGCAACTATATACAATTTGTTGAAGAAACAGAAGATGATTTAAAAACAAATAGATCTCTTATAAAAAAGTGGTCTCATCAAGAATCTCATTCTGAAAAGAATATTTCTTCAAATTTGTCTGCACAAAATGATGTGTTAGATACCAGAAGCCTGTTTGTTATTAACAATCTAAAATCAACATTTCATCATTGCTTTACCCAATATAAGCTATACAATAATATAGAGGATCTTGTAAACCTGGATACAGATTACTATATCCGTAAATACTACGAAAATTTTGCGGATAGCGATTTGCCACATGGTAAATATACAGCAAAAATGTACATAAATTGTTCTTATGAAGGCGGCGAAGTTGAGATTCCTAATTCAAGCAAAAAGATAAAGCCAGAGGCTGGAAGCATGTTGATATACCCTTCAGATTATAATATAAAGTCTCTTGCAGGCGTTAACAATTCTAGGTATATTGCAACAGGTTATTGGATTTAACACACCTTCTGCTATAATTAAAATATGTCATACTACCTTTCTACAATAAAAGATTCTCCTATAGGAATATGGAAGCTTGATGAGATTTCTGGCTCTATTGCTTATGATATTTCTGGGTGCGGAAACAATGGATCTTATGTGGGTGGAATTGAGATATCTGGAATGCCAATAGTCTCTGGAGGTCGGCATTCAAATAAAATAGATAGCACTAAATCAATTCAGTTTGTTATTTCAAAAGATTTTTCTGGAACTACTGGCACGGGAGGATTTGGAACCCCATCAACCTACGACAACGACTTTACACTTGAAGCATGGTTTCATCCAAAAACGCTAACATCTATAACTCCAATATTTGCAGATATAGATGGAATTGGTTTATATTGGGACAACGGCAACGTAGTTTTTAAATTAGAAAATGAAAGACTTGATTACTCTGTCCCTAATCCAAGCAGAGTGCTTCATGTTGTTGGAGTATATTCTGTAAGCTCAATGAGTTTGTATATAGATGGAGTTTTGGTTGAAAGCAAGCCCATATCTATATCTTTTACAAATCCAAGCATAACGTTATCATCTGGGCCAGCCCCAGCAGGAGAACATTTTATAATTGACTGTCCAGCAGTTTACAGATATGCTCTTTCTGGAAATTCAATATTATCGCATTACAATAATTTATTTTTAAATAATGATGAGCAGGTTGCAGTTCCAGAGTTGGGTGAGTTATTTATAGGGGCAGAAAGATATCAAGACATAGCAACAAAATATGTTTATCCCGTTCAGGTACCCTGGAGAGACCTTGTGTACGATAATGCGGCATTGTCATATAGCCAAAATAATAATAGTATTTATTTGAATTCAGGATTTACTAGCGGAGAGTTTATAGAAGATCTAGTTTTAAACATTACAAATCAATACGTATCTTCAAAGATAGAGTGGGTATCTTCAAAAGGAGTTTCAGTATATGTATCAGAAACATCTGAATCTGGCCCTTGGACACCGTGTGTAAATGGATCATCTATACCAGGATTTTCTCAAGGTTCTACATTTTCTTCAAATAAAATACTATATTTTAAATTTGTGTTTACCTCTACGAACTCAGACATTTATTTGCCAGAGCTTTACTCTTTAAAAATTTACTTCCATTCTGAAAAGAAAGTGTTTTCTCATAATGGAGGAAGCACATTGGCTACTTCGCAACCAACTATCGGGAGCACTTGGGATTTTGATATATCAAATAATAAATATCCAATTAGAACCAGGAACTCTGATAATGGAATAAGGCCAAAATCTTCAGCATTCTTTATAAACTCGGCAGAGAATGTCAGAAACATTGAAATGATACTTACTCCAAAATCATTATCTAGTGGTAACCTTATATTTAATAAAACTGGAGAAGTAGAAACATCGTTTTCCTGGGCAGCAGGCGGGGCAATATCAAAATCTAACATTAGCAATGTATACGTAAATGGTCAGGACATTTCTTCGGCAACAAACATATCTTCTTATTTATATATAGGTGAGCCAAATTATATATTAATAAAAACAACTTCAACAATAACTGGACCTATTTGGTTTAATGGCAAGCAGCTTTTAGGAGTAAGGTCTGGAGTCCTTGACGATAACCAGTATCAGAATATTGCACTGTACCCAGATCCATCAATTAGCCACCAAGAGCATTATGACCTTTATATAGGCAAATCTTTATATGTTGGGCAAGGATCGTCAATGTCAATGACACAAGGGCCTGTGTCAACATACTCAAGAGACAGGGTAGTGTTCCAAACTCTGTAATTTTGTCAGGTTGAGTGACAAAAAGCTGGACTTATGTCTACAGTAGTGGTAAAATAATTAACTATGGACATAAAAAGAATCAATGCTCAAATGAAATCTGGCGAGACTAGATTAGGAGTCTATGTCTGGGAGATGCCTGACGGAAGATGGATTGGCGACGAAGACAATAGTTTCTTATCAATAGCATCAATGTTTGGCAATAAAGAAAGAATAGAGTTGTTAGCAAAGGCAGTTGCCCACTATGGAATTGAAGAAGGTCAGCCTAAGTTTATTGAGGGAAGCCGACAAATTGATGACGAAGAATTTGAATATCAGAAACAAAGATTAAGGTGGGGTCTTACCCCAGATCCGTTGGACATAGGAGTTCATAAGGAAGAAATGGCTAAGATTAGGGGTCCTCAAAAATGATTGAATCTAAAGACGAAATGTTTAGCGAAAATATTGACATTTCAAATGCAGCAGACTGGGTTAGATTTAATAATCCAACTACACAAAAATCAGACGACCTATTTGATATAGATTCAGAAGACATACTTAAGTTATCTGGTTTAGGAGCATCGTTTAGAAGAAAAGTTTCTAGAGATATTCAAAAAGCATTTGTTGGTAAGGATGGTTCAGAAAGCCAGCAGCTTCAAGTTCAGCAAGCTGTTAGTGGTTACGCTACGTTTGATCTAGTTCAGCCAGAGTATAATTTAGATTATCTTTCAACAATTTATGAAATTTCTCCATACAATTATGCAGCAATAAATGCAAAGGTTGCAAATATAGTTGGTCTTGGATTTGATTTTATAGAATCAAAAAAAACAACAGGTGCCTTGGACGAGATTCAAGATGAAAAACAATTAGATCGTGCCCGAAAGAAGCTAAATAGAATTAAGCAAGACCTACATGCTTGGCTTGAAGATTGTAATGAGGATGAAACTTTTAAAGAAACACTTATTAAGTTCTATACTGATTATGAGGCTACTGGTAATGGGTATCTGGAGGTCGGTAGAACGACTACTGGCAAGATAGGGTACATCGGGCATATACCTTCAAAGACAATGCGTGTAAGACGCTTCAGAGACGGTTTTATTCAACTTCTGTATGGCAAAGCAGTGTTCTTTAGAAACTTTGGAGATACTAAAACTATTAACCCAATTGCTGGGCAAGAAGACAGACCTAATGAAATAATTCATTTAAAGAAGTATACTCCAAAGAATAATTACTATGGCATTCCAGATATTATTGCTGCACAAAACGCAATGGCTGGAAATGAATTTGCTGGTAAGTACAACTTAGATTACTTTGAAAACAAGGCGGTACCAAGATATATTATTACAGTAAAAGGAGCAAAGCTTTCAGCGGAGTCAGAAAGAAAATTGCTTGAATTTTTCCAGGTTGGCTTAAAAGGAAAGAACCACAGATCCCTGTATATTCCACTTCCACCAGACTCATCAGATTCAAAAACTGAATTTAAAATGGAGCCAATTGAAGCAGGGGCGCAGGAAGGCTCATTTGAAAAATATAGAAGTTCAAATAGAGATGAAATATTAATGGCTCACAGAGTCCCAATTAATAAAATTGGCACACCAGCAGGAATTAATTTAGCTGCCGCTAGAGACGCAGATAAGACATTTAAAGAGCAGGTTTGCAGACCAGCACAGGAAAACCTAGAAAAGAAATTAAATAAAATAATCCAGGAAATGACTGATGCCCTAGAACTTAAATTTAATGAATTAAGTTTAACTGATGCGGACACACAGTCTAAAATAGAT